ATATCAAGAACACAACTAGGTTTTGATTTTCCTAAATTACTTGGGTATCTGATTATTGATGATGAAACATATGAAAAGAAAAAGAAAGAATATGCTGAAAGTATTGAAACTTATAACCATAATGCAGACTTGTTAAGAGCTAATAAATGGAAATATAAGCTAGTCGATGATTCAGAAGAAAGCAGACGACATTTGGCTGATACATATATTCAATACGCAGAAAATTGTAAAGAATTACTAAAAGACCTAGATGTGTACCACAAAGAATATTTGGATTATATGAAAAATACTAAACAAGAATCGACAGTTTCTTGTGAAAATTAAGGAGGTAAAAATGAACAGAATAACTATTAATGGTAAAACAATCACATGTTCAGGAACTAATGTTGTCATCAACAATGGAAAGGTTATTGTAGATGGTAAAACAATTCAAGAGTGTAATAGTAGTGATATTAAAGTAACCATCGAAGGAGATGTAAACAAAATTGATTGTGATGGATCAGTAGAAGTTCACGGCAATTCAGGAAGTATTGATTGTGGTGGCAGTTGTGAAGTCAGTGGAGATGTCAAAGGAGATATAGACGCAGGTGGTTCTGTAACTTGTGGTAACGTATCAGGTGATATAGATGCTGGTGGAAGTGTGAGATGTAGAAGATAAGGAGAATAATATAATATGAAGATTTTAGCTTTAACAATTTTATTTATTTTAATGTTTTTTAGGATTAAAGGTACGCCAAGTGCATTAAGCAAAACATTATGGCGAAAGAGAATGATTAAGCATCTTGCAAAAAGTAAAGAGAATAATAATGGAAAACCATTAAGCGATGCAATGCAAGGTGGTGCAATATTGATTGTATTTTTCATGGAACTATTCTTAATCATCTTTTACATAGTGTTAGGAAACAAAATTGGAACAACTGAGTTTATTGTAATGTCCGCATTACAGGTATTCACTTGCTTATGGTCATTAGGCGTAAATTTATCTGAAATCAAAACAGCGTTTAGTTACGATATTGAAGATTTTAAGTTCCACAGATTCCAGTTGTTATTTAATGTGGTGTTAGATTATATCTATTATCCATGGGCGATTTACATGTTATTGAAGTAATATGAAGCCATTATTTCATATTTCATATGAAGATTAAGAGAAAGTAGGAGGATTAAATGGGAACAATTACAATTTTACCAGAAACAACTAAGAACCCAATTACATTAATGGGAGCAAGAGCAGGATGTTGTTGGAACGCTAATATATCAGATGATGAAAAGAATTATAAGCGTGGTCTTGATTGTATCAAATCAGGTCATGGCAGGGTTATGGAGTATGTGAATGTGGAGATGGTTATTGATGGCTATTCTGCAAAGGTTTTAAGAGAATATTACACACACATCGGTGGTTCGCCTTCTCGTTTACAAGAGAGTACAAGGTATATCAATTATTCTAAAGGAAGTGGATTTGAATATGTTACTCCAAATTCTATAGTTAAAAATGAAGCAAAATTAGTATGGGATGCATGGATGCATACCTTAAATGATGCAATTAAAACTCTTATAGCAGAATACAATGTTCCAGTTGAAGATGCAACTATGTTACTTCCATTAGCTTACTCTTCTAAAATGGTGGACAAGCGAAATCTTAGA